CCCGACGACGCCCAATCGGTGACCGTCAACTTCCGCCCCGCTGCTACGCCTACCTTCGATTTCAGCCAAGCCTGATAATCTGCTGTCGCAGCCAGTTCAGCAGCCCCGGCCTAACCGCCGGGGTTTTTTATTTCTACTCCGCTACACTAAACCCATACCCCAAGCACTGGTATGCCCGTTCCTGTACGCGCAATCGACCGTCTCCGCAAGGCCGCCAACCTGGAGCCCGTCAAGAAAGTAGTAGAGCTTTCCGATGGCACCAAATTTGAAATGTGGGTGGCACCGCTGACAATGGCTGAGCGCGAACGCGCCCAAAAGCAAGCCAAGTCCGACGATGCCAACGCTTTCGCACTCCAACTGCTGATTGCTAAGGCCCTCGACGAATCTGGCGCCAAGCTGTTCAGCGTCGGCGAGGTGGACGTCCTGAAAAACGAAGTCAAGGACAAGGATCTGCAAGCGCTGATGCTGGCAATCCTGACCGACGACGCCGAGCCCATCGACCCAAAATCCTGAGCGCCGAACTCCGCAAGGACAGCTGGCTCATGCTCCAGTTTGGCGTCGCCAAGGAACTGGGCCTAACCCTGACCGAAGTTCGGACGACCATGACCGCCGAGGAGCTACTCGGCTGGAGCGCCTACTTCCAAATCCTGAACGAAGACCAGCAAAAGGAAATCGACAAGGCCAAACGCCGCCGCTAGCCCGGCGGCTTTTTTACACCGTAAACTGAAGTACCAGAGTGTGACGTGAAGCCGTGGCCTACAGAGCCGATATTGAAATTGCGGTACGCGGCGCCCAAGAACTTAAACGCCTTCAGAACGAAGTATCCGCAACATCAAAACTTGTAAACCAACTCAACAACTACCTAGAAAATATCGGTAGCGGAGGCATTGTCCGCAACATCAACAATTTACGTGACGTTGTAGGCCGGGCAGCTGCTGCATTTAATGAAGCCGCTTTGGGCACAGATGAAGCAACAATTGCAGCTAAAAAATACATAGCAGCAACAAACGAACTTAATACTGGCCTACGCGAAAGAGCTGAACTTTTAAAACAGATTACTGAACAAGAGCGGAAAGCGAAGCTTGCCGCCGCTGGCGTAAGAGAGACTACGCAATACGCTGGTCCTATCGGCCCTGGCCAGGCTTCGCCAGTCGCACTATCCTCACAACTCCGTGGCCGAACAGAACAAATACTTGCCGAACGCAAGGGACGTACTGAATTAAACGCGGTACTACAAGACCAATTCGAACGTGAGCGGCAGCTTGCTAATTCCAAGCTAGATGCGCAAGCAGCAAAAGTTCAAGCTGCTCTAGAAGCCCAAGCAAATGCTGCCACCGAAAGCGCTAATCAAACACAAAAACTCGCAGATAGACAGCAAGAATTCACGCAGCGTACAGAGGCTGCAGCTCGCGCCGCTCGTACACAAACTGCTGAATTTATCCGCCAACAAAGGATACAAAAAGAGCTTCTGAGAGGGCAAACAGTCGGAACGGTCGAGTTTGCGCCCGGTGGCCCAGGATTCAGTGGCGGCTTCACAAGAGGACAACGAGAAGCCGCTAACGCGCAAGCAATACTTAAAACAAAACAACAAGAAAACGCGATTCGGCGAGAAACTCTGCAGTTAATAACCAGAGAAGAACTATTTGAGATCAAACTCAACAAAGTATTAGAACGCAATGCTGCTGCCGTTGCCAAACGAGCAACAAATAGAAAACAAGCATCTGAAGCAGCAGGCAGTGCAATTATTGGCGGCGCGTTCCCCTTACTTTTTGGTCAAGGCCTTGGCGCATCTGTCGGTGGCGGCGCAGGCGGTGCCATCGGAGGCGCATTAGGCGGCTCTTTTGGGTTTGGTTTATCTCTTGTTGGCACCGCAATAGGTAGTGCTTTTGATACAGCTGCTAATTCCGCTAGAGACTTCGCAAAAGCTCTGCGTGGAACTGGAGATGCCACGCAAAGTCTTGAAGCCTTGCTGGGAGGCTTAAATCCTCAAACTCGTACGCTTATATCTAATCTTCAAAGTAGCGGGCAGACAGCACGCGCCGCTCAAGTAGCCTTTAACGAACTCAGCAGCGTGATCGGAAGGGAAAATACAAAAGCTCTTCAAGACGCAGGCAACGGCTGGGATAACTTCGGTAAGCAAGTTAAAACTACACTCACTTTAATCACCGCTGAAGTTATTAAAACATTTAAGGAAATTGAACGTACTAATCCTCAAAAAGGCGGTTTTTCTATCGCCAGCTTCATAGGTCAAGTTGCCCTGCAAGGCGAAAAGCGGCAACAAGCCGCTGCAATTACTCCAGAGGCTGCACAGCGAGCCGCCGGTCTGCAGCAAGAAACAGACCAACTACGCACACAAGCCGCTTTAACGACACTTAGCGCTAAAAATAACCTCGATCTTTTCGTATATACATCTCAGCGCCTTGCGCAACAAGAACGCATTAGCCGTGAAGCTGAAATTGAATACAAGTTTGTCCAGGGGCAAATTAGCGCTAAAGAGCGCTTGATTCTACTGGATCAAAGCCGCTTAAAGACACAGATTGACCTAAATGCGATTGAAAGACAGCGAATTGAAGAGTTGCAGCGTAGGCAAGAAGAAGCGGCTCGCAAAGCTGAAGAAGCAGCCAGAAAGCAAGAGCAAACCATCAAAAATATACTCGGTCTTCAGATTGAACTTAGCCAGGTATCACTAGAAGCTGCTGATGTGGATGTAAACCGTACAACGGCTGTAGAAGGACAGATTGCCGGACTTAAGGCAAGTCTGTCTCAGCAACAAGCGCGGTTAAACGTCGAAGCAAGGATACTTGATATCCAGCTGGAGCAAAAACTTATCTCTGGGGACATTAGTCAACGCGAACGAGATCTTTTAGTGTCCGTGTACACTCAACAAAGAAGTAATTTAGAGGCACAAGCGCAAACAAAAGCACGCCTATTGCAGCTGGATATCGCACGACTGGAGGCAGCTAGAGCTATAGCAGCTGCCGAAACACCTAGGCAACTTCAAGATATACGCCAGAAACGCAGCAGTCAGCTAGCACGCGCACAAGCCCAGCTCGAAAATCCCTTCGGCGGCATTGCTTTAGAGCAAACAAACCAGCAGCTAGAACAACTAAGTAGAGCTTACGAGACGCTTGCACCGCTAGAGCAAAAACTTACAGACCTGCAAGCAGAAAGAGCCGCTATTGCTGCTTTTGCTAGTAAGCAAGAGCTGACTGATCTGGATCAGCGCATTGCCGGAGCTAATGCTGCTATCGAACTAGAAAAACAGTATCTAACACAGTTGGATGCTACAGAAGAGGCCTTACTTCAGCAACAACAAACCTACCAAAAATACGGTTTTATTGTTGATGAAGTATCAAGAGCGTTCAGTGATTCTATATCTGGGATTATTACTGGCACTACCTCTGTATCTGAAGCGTTTAGCCGGATGTTTGAGAGCATCGGTAAAGCCTTCATTGATATGGCTACCCAAATGCTTACCCAGCAACTGTTTATGACAGTGCTTGGTGCATTTACAGGTGGTGGGAGTTCCATTGTTTCCGGCGTGAATGTGCCTGTATCGGCCATGCCGGCGGGCATGGCATTTGCAGAAGGCGGCTTTGTTACCGGCCCAACTCGCGCACTGATCGGCGAAGGCGGCGAGCCGGAATACGTTATTCCGCAGTCCAAAATGTCTGCCGCCATGTCCCGCTATTCGCGTGGCGCCCGTGGCGAATCGGTAATCCCCGGCAACGGCACCAGTGCAGAAGCCGGAGGCGCAACAACCGCAACGATGGAGCCCATCGACGTTCGCTACAGCGTGGAGCGCATCAACAATGTCGAGTACGTTACGGCTGACCAGTTCCGCGCCGGCATGGCACAGGCCGCCCAACAAGGCGCCATCCAAGGCGAACGCCGCGCCATGCGAACCTTGACCAATAGCGCTGCTGCTCGCGGGAGGCTCGGAATCTGATGGAATTCAACTACGGCCACTTGTTCGAGGTTGGCCCAACCAATCAAACCCGCTTTAGCTTCCAAAACTTTCGCATCAACGAACAGATTACGCACAACAATCGCAACTATCTATACCTACCTTTCGGATTTGGCGGTGCGGTTGCAACGCTCAAGGGCGACAACCTAGACGCCACTTTGCAATTCGGCAACACCGACATCACGCGCAACTGGACTGCCGAAGCAATTCAGGGTTTGTGGGTCGGCAAAGTGACCACAGTTTTGTGGTCAGAAGCCAGCATCGCCCGCGTCCTGTACAGCTATTGGGGCGTCTGCTCTGCCGGCGGCTGGGATGAAACCAGCATCCAAGTTTCGCTGAATAGCGTGCTCGACGCCGTTGATGCAAACGTACCAGCCCGCCGGTTGACGCGCCGCACAATCGGCAACATCCCCTTTACCAGCTCTGTACGTGTGTGAGCACCTGATTGGTCGCCCCTACACCTACGGCGAGAACGATTGCATCAACCTTGTCCTCGACGCCTTAGGCGAAATGGGCATGAATCCACCGGCGGTCAATACCGACTGGTACGCCATGACCCCACGGCAAGTCTTGCGAGAGCTGGAACGCTTCTGCAATCGCATTGACTGGCCGGCTTACGATGGTGACATCACGTTGTTGGCCGCCAGTCCGCTGGCATTTGGGGTTGCATGGCAGAACGGTATCCTCTTCATAAACCCCTTGATCTCCGCAGTGGACTGGAAACCGGCGGACAAACTTACGATCCGCCGCTCCTACCGTATGAAGTCGCGCTGATCGAAGCACTTGGATGCAGCGAGGGCGAATATAAGAAATTTGTACGTTATGCGACGCAATATGTAGGTGTTCGCCCCGCCGAATACGAGCACATCCCAGAAATTTATGCGGCAGTAGTTCCGGCAGCGGTTGCTTTAACCGCAAAACAAATAGCAACTATCGCTGCCGTTAATCTTGCCATCGGCATTGCCCTGACTGCCGCCAGCATGTTGCTGGCACCCAAGCCCCCGGCTGTTTCCGATAAGCGCGTCAAGCAGCGCGAGCTACGCAACCAGATTGGTCCCAGCCGCTTCAATCAAACCTCATCGTTCGACAACATCGCGTCTCTTGCCGAGTACGGGCAAGTCATCCCGATTCCTTTTGGTAAGCTCGATGTTGGCGCCGATGGTGTAGATACAGGCGGTCTAACTCTCACGCCCGCACTCGTCTGGAGCCGCGTCTACTCTTACGGGACCTACCGCGCATTTGAAGGCATCTACGTTGCCGGTCAGTACGGACTAGCGACGCCAAAAATTGCCGGCGTCCGCCTTGGCACCTTTGCGCTTAACAACCTAAACCTCAACGAATACGCACTGTTCTGGTCTTCACAGGCAGGCAAAAACAACCCTGCCAGTGTCCGCAATCTGATCGGTGGCACCCAAGGCGCACGCGACTCCGGCACATCCGGTC